TGCCGACTCCGCCGTACTCGAGACGCGAGTAGCTGGTGTCGTTCCACGCGTCCAGCACCGCGCGCGGGTTCTCGGCGTTGTCGGCCGACACGAGTTCCACGTTGCTGGGCAGCAGCGGGATGAAGATGGTGATTGGGTCGGTCCCGCCGCTCGCGCGGTCGCCGAGCAGAAGCCCGGCGCCGTTCGTAGCATCGTTGAAGATGTCGAGGAACTCGCCGACCGTGTCCACGCTGATCGTGGCCGTGGCGTTGTTCGACGTGCCGAGCGAGGTCGCGGCCACCGAGGTGATGCGGGTCTCGGCCGGGAAGCTCGCGGCGATCGCGCCCGCCACCAGCGCTCCCTTGTGAACACCGTCGGCGAGGAAATCTCCCGACGGCCGCGTGATGGCCGCCACGCCGGAGCTGCACCGGCAGTTGTTGACTTGGGCGCCGGGCTGCATCCGGCAACGCTTGCCGGCCTGCTCCATCCAGAGCGCGGCGCCCTGGGCGTCGTCGCCGAACATCTTGCACTTGTGGCCCGCGAACACGACCCGCGTCGGGCCGCCGGCGTCTCCCCCCCGGCCCATGTCGGTCGCCACTCCGGGGACCGCCCGGCGGCCGCCGGCGATCAGCTGCAGCCCGTTCGGTCCGACCGCGATGTTCCCGTACTCGGCGGTCCAGGGCGGCACCCGGAAAGGCAGCCCCAGCAGCTTGCCATAGCAGATCGGAAGTACTCGGCCCTGGGATTTCTGGGGAGCGCGCGGGTCGTCGATCACGTCCTCCGGAACCTCGCGATCGTCGGGCTGCTGCATCACATGGACGGTGATCGTTTCGTCGCTGATCTTGAAGGTCTGGACCCGCCCGGGGAGCTGCTGCTGGAGGTCGCTGGCGCTCGTGAGCGAGCCCTCCCAGAAGTAGAAGGTGGCGAGCGCCCCCTGCCAGTCGTAGTCCTCGAAGGCGTCGATCAGGCGCGCGTCTCCGGTCTGGTAGGCCAGCCGGTCCCCGGCGCGCAATTCGAACTGTCCACTGCACGGGTCCATGGTGTGGGAGCCGAAGGCGCCGGGCGCCTGGATCGGTCCCCAGCGGGCGATCACGCCCTCCCAGACTTGCGGCGGCGAGCCTGGCGTGTGCACCTCGGTGGTCGCCAGGTAGAGGGTGCGCGCGGTGGGCTTGGTGAGCTGGACCTTGACGAGGCCGAAGCCCTGTCGGCCCGCCCGTCGCCAGGCGGCGAGGAATGCAGCGGTCGCCATGGGTCAGCCCAGCTGCTCCACCTGCAGGTCGCAGTCGTAGAGCTTCGTGGCCCCGGAGATCCACTTGAGCTCGTGCTCCAGCTCGCCGTCCACGATCAGCTCGCGGAAAACGTCGTCGCCGTCGATCCAGATGAACGGGAGAGGCCGCGCATCGCGGGCAAGGCCGCCGAGAGCCGCGAGCTGCTGAAGCTTCGCCAGCACCGTGCCCGTGATGCTCCGGAACCGCAGGGTGAAGCGGCTCCGGATGTCGCCGACCACCGTTACCACGGGATCCTCGCCGGCGGTTCGGTCCACCACCATCGGCAGGTGGCTGCGCTCGAGCTGGCTCGAAGGCAGGAGGCCGAGATCCAAGTCGATCAATCCCAGCAGGAGCCGGCCCAGGGTGAACGGTCCGCCGCAGGTGAGCGCGTAGCGGACATATCGCAGCGTGATGTTGCTGGCCCAGACGATGCCCTTGTCGCGCGCCTGGTCGGTGGGGGTGTCGGCGAACAGGTCGGTCCAGCCGGCAGGCGGGTAGGTGTTTCCGTCGTTGTATTGCATCTTGAAGCTGTCGATCCCATCGCTGGAAGCGCCGAGCGGACGATGGCCGATGATCCCACCTGCCCGCGTCTGCACGTGGCTGGCCAGATCGAGATCCACGTTCACCGTGCCCGCGCCAGCCGCCTGCCAGAGCACGCGGCGGCTGCGCTCCAGCGCGTTCTCCATGACGTAGGGGGCGATCTCGTCCCGGGCCGGCGCTCCGCCGGTGCCGTTCTTGAGCACGACGGTCGACAGCTCGAGCAGATTGAGCGTGATGAAGCGCGCGGTCCCCATTAGTGCGGCAACCTCCGGAGCGCGGCATCCGCGAATGCCGCGCGCAGCGCGCCGTTCGGGCTGGTGAGGCTTTCGACGATCCCCCTCTTGTCGAAGGCCGACACCTCGAAGTGGTTGTTGATCACCGTCGCGCGGCGCCATCCGCTTTCGCCGAAGCCGGGCCCGACGCCGCCGCCACCGCCACCGCCGCCGGCCCCTCCCTTGAGCCAGCTGAGAGGCCCGAAGCCGAGCGCCGACTTCACGATCGCGGCCGCGGCGAGCTCAGCCAGCAGCTTGGCGATCTCCTGGCCGACGGAAGCCACGACGTCCTTGATCGCTCCCATCACCGTCTGCGTCTTGTCGCCCAAACGGGACAGCACGCCGGTCAGCCCAGATTCCAGTCCCGTGAAGACCGCGCCTATCGACGCGTTGAGCACCGAGGCACTCGAGAGAAGCTCCGCGGTGAACTGCTCCCACCCGAGGATGACATTGCGGCGTTCCAGCTGCGCCCGCGTCAGGACCTCGCCGGTCTTGGTCTCGAAGGTCCCCAGCTTGCCCACGGCCTGCTGCATCAGCTTCTCGGTCTCCTCGTCCAGCATCTGGGCCTGCTCGTTCCGTTCCATCGCCTTGCGGGCCAGCTTCTCCCACAGCTCCGCCCAGTCTGCTTCGCTAGGAGGCTGCGGAGCTTTCTTCCCGGGGCCGAGATTGATGCCCGCCAAGGAATCCTTCGCGGGCGCAGGAGTCGATGCCGGCGGCGCTACGCCGGAGAGGAATGACCCCATGGCTGCACCGGGCTGGAAACGACGATGGGCCTCCATCAGGCTCTTGATGCCGGCTTCCGCGCTCGAAAGAGCCCGAACTAGCTCCCTGGCGCCCTCCGCGATGACACCGAAGGCCTTTACGGTCGCCGTGGCCGCCGGGACGACCAGCGTCTGCATCGACGTCGCGAGCCCTTTCCAGGCGAGCGACAGTTCGTCGAGCTGCTTGTCCAGCTCGCGACTTGCCGGCGCGGTCTCCTCGGTGATCAGCGCGCCGTACTTTCGCATCCGCTCGTCGCTCTTCTCGACCCGAGTGGCCAGCGCCCCGAGGTTGCCGATCAGGTCGGCCGAGCCCTTGCCCATCAGCCGGAACGCGATCTCGGTCACCTTCGCTGTGTCCGCGCTGCGATTGAGGATCTCGACGAGCTGGGTGAAGGCGGAATACGTGTCGTGTGTCACGATGCCGAGCTGCTTGAGCAGTGGGTCTTGCGTGGCGATGGACCGATTGAGGTTCGTGAGGGCGCCGGTCAGGGATTCGGCGGATCCTCCGTCCTCCTCGATCACTTGCCGCAGCACCTGCAGGCGCTCGATTCCAACGCCGGTCAGCTTCGCGAGCCGGTCGAGCTGCTCGACGTTGTCCGCAATCGCCTTGCCCATCGCCACGATCCCGCCGGCGGCCGCGGCGGCGCCGGCGACCAGCGCCCCGAACGGTCCGCCCGCGACCGCAATGCGCCCGAGGGGGCCCGAGAGGGCAGCGAGCTCGCCCTGGACGCGGTTGATCACGGCGGTGGCCTCGTCGCGTGCCTTGAGCAGGATCTGGACGGTCTCGGAGGCCACTAGAGGTCCTCATGGATCAGAGTGAGCAATATGCTGATCTGCCGGTCCCAGCTCTCGCCGCTGAGCGCCAGCTCGCGGCGGACCCGGCGGGAGTACTGGGCGGCGCGCTTCACGGTGAGATCAAGGGCCAGGGCTTCGAAGCTTGTCAGCGGCCGCCGGCGCGACGGACTCCGCGGAAGCAGCAGATGAGGGCGGGTCTTTGACGCCCGGGCCAGATTCCAGATCTCCTCCGCCATTCGTCCCCCGGCCTCGTTCTCCACCAGGAAAGCCCAGCTCGTCGGCTGCCCCTCCCAGGTAGCAGCCGCAGCGGAGGATGGCCTTGACCAGGCGGAGGCGGTCCATCTGGCGAAGGAACCGGCCCGGGATCGCGCCGTTCTTGGGATCGGCGGTGAACCAGAAGGCCGGACGGATCAGCTGCCCGTCGGGGCCCAGCAGCGCGGTGCCCGCTTCGATCAGTGCAGGTGCCTTGGCCTCATACCTTTCGAGGCTGGAGTTGGCGAGCGCTGCCTTCTGCTCCTCGCTGAGCTTCGGCCCGAGCCCGGGAAGGGCTTCCACGGTTCGCGCGATCGAGAGCTCGTCGACGCTCTCGCATTGGATCCGGGCGGGTTTGCCGTCCTTGGTCCGGATGTATTCGAGTTCGACGATCTCGATCGGAATGAGGATGTCGGTCAGCGCACTCGGCCCGAGCTGCTCTTCCATGGTTCACCTCGCGTGACGGCGGCTTCGGGGGCGCTGATTCCCGGAGGTCACGCGTCCCCCTGCCCCTTGCGGGGACGCCCCCTCGGCCGCTCAGGCGTGATCGGCGTCATTCCCCCCATGGCAGGCGAGGACGATTTCGGTGGAGCAGGGCTCGGGGCCGCCGGGGCTGATCGTGGCGATCTCGACCTCGGAGACGAGGCTGCCCTCGTGGATCTCGACCGGGCCGGCGCAACGCGGGCAGCACAGCGCGAGGACGCGCGCATCCAGCGTCGCGAGGGCGTCCTCCGAGTCGAGCGGCAGCTTCCAGCTGAGGAGCACGCCGCAGATGTCGCAGGCGGCGGTCCCGCCCAGCGTGAGGGCCCGGGCGCGCAGCTCGATCTCTTGGATCCGGGCCATGGCTAGGTGAGCGCCGCCTCGGTGTTGCGGAACCGGGCCACCAGGGCGCTGACGTCGGTGTCGTCGTGGAACGCCTCCCAGGTGGCGGTCGAGATCAGGACGCCATAGCCCTCGACCGGATCCGAGAAGTTGACGAGGTTGGCGCGGTTGGAGCGCAGCTCGAACTCGCGCTTGGAGGTGGCGCCGATCACGGTCGAATCCTGGAACACCAGCCGGGGCGAGCCCTCGGTGAAGTTGCGCGCGGCGTCGAACTGGGTCTTGGTCGTGAATTCCTGCGTCAAGCGCCAGGTGGCTGTGACGAAGTCGCTCCGCAGCGGCTCGTCGATGGTCTGGGAGCCGAGATAGCTGCGGTCGAAATCGGTGTGGGGCTGTTCGAGCTTGACCTCGAACTCGCGGACGCGAACGCTCGAGGCGGCATCGGCGGTGCCATCATCGACGACAGCGCCGCCGAGGCCGAAGCTGTGGTAGAGGACCGGGAGCACGGCCGGGAAGTTGAGCGAGGCGGTCGGCGCCACGTCGCTGATCTTGTCCTTCGCGAGGACATTCAGCTCCATCATGACCATGGCGTCGTCGCCGCTGCCGGCCTTGCCCCGGATCGTGATGCTGGGGAGCTTGGCGCCCAGGACGCGGAAGCACTTGGTCGTGGGGATGTCGCCCTGGATGATCTCGGGACTGTAGCTGTTCAGCAGCGAGCCGCTCTTGAAGGTGTGATCGCGCACGCCGGTTTCCACGAGGGCATTGCTGTAGCTGCCGAAGGCGCCCCGGAAGATCTCGAGCATGCCCTCGTAGTTGAGCCGCAGCACGAGCGGGCCCCGATAGAGGTAGGCCCCCGGGTAGAGACCGCGGCGAGCGACCTGGGCATAGAGCGACGGGTCGCGGATGACGCCGCGATCGATCTCGACCCCCGACGAGACCAGCTCGAGCTTCTGGGTCGGCGCCTGGAAGGCGCCGTAGGTGGCCTCCTTCGGGCCCCACTGCAGGTAGCTCTTGTGTCCCTGGCCTGGCGGCATCGGATCTTCTCCTCCCGCCTAGGTGGCGGTGTGATCGGTCGCGTGGTCGATGAACAGCGGTTGCAGTCCGATGAGCACGCCCGCCCTCGAGAGGTCGTCGCGGTGCGTGAAGTCCTCAGGTCCCGGCCATGCCGGCTGCGCATAAGCGGTCGTCAGCGAGCCCTCTCCCCCGTACACGGCCCGAAGGATGTCCGATCGGACCCGATTGACCGTCCGCTTGTCCTTGGCCGCGATGTAGGCGTCGAACTGCGTTCGCCAGCTATGGGTGGTGCCCGCATTCTGTCCGGTGGGGGGGGCGCCGGTGCGGAGGTGGTCTAGATAGATCCGGGGGTTCACGTCTACGGGGGGAATGGCGTCGGGCGGGATCACCTCTTCGACGATCGGGGCGGTGAGCCAGCTTGAGGACGGCGTGCCGATGGCGGCCAGGATGGTCAGGAGCGACGTCCATATCAGATTGTCCTTGGCTTCCGGCGGCATGGCCCTTCCCCCGTCTCCCTCGGCTCTCCGGCGGGCGCTAGGTCTTCCTCGCGCACCAGGTGCGGGTCAGCGCCCCATCGTCCAGCTGCCTCACCTGCACCACCCGGTACTCCACCTCGTCCACCGTCAGCGTCGCGGCCGCGGCGAGCCCGGGGAAGGCCTCGGTCTCGACCGTGACCGCGATCACGTGCCCGGCGATCGTCACGTCACCGGCGGAGAGCATGTCCTGGTCCGTCTCGTCCACGATGCCCGAGCCGCAGAACGTCTGGCCCTGGGCATCGGTGAACTCGACCGCGACTCCGACCTCGGAGATCATCTGCTTGATCTCCGAGGTCCCGAACCTCTCCGCCGCCACAGCGGCCTACGTGTACTTCTTGCGGCCGACCAGGAGGACGCCGACCCCGTACACCGGCGAGGTCCCGCCGACGTCGAGGAAGGCACGCACGAACTTCTTCGTGACGTCGATGTTGACCTGCAGCTTCTGGACGCCGGCGACGGTCGTCACCTGGGTGAAGGCGCCGCCCGCGACGTCGGTGTAGGTACCGCCCGAGGTGTCGGACTCCTGGAGCTTCACGTCCGCGGTCGGGGTGGTGCCCGAGACGTTCGTGATGTCCAGGATCGCGATCGCCTTGCCCTCCAGGCCACTGACGTCCACGCCGGTACCCGTCGTGTCCGCGCTCTTCTGCCCGGCCGGCATCAGCGCGATCAGCTGGGCATTCACCAGATCTTGGTACGACATGAAGGCGTCTCCTTCTCGGTCGGGGGTGGCGGGCGCCTCAGCGCTTCCTCTTGCCGCTCCTCGCGCGCCCGCTCGGGGCATCGTCCTCGGGTGAGGCCTCGGGATCGTCCGGGGCCGGGTCGTCGTCCTCCGCGGGCTCTTCGCCTTCGGAGGGATCGGGGGCGGGCGGGGCCGTGCCGGCAGGGTACTCGGTCCCCGCTCCAGCCGCGCCGCCGCCCGGTGGGGAGGGCGGGCGAGCGCCCTCCGATGCGCCGGAGATCGGGGCCTCCGGCGGGACTTCTTCCACGCGCCCGTAGTGGATCCGCTCGCGGGCGACGCGGTCGGGCAGGTCGAGGATCTCGCCGACCTCGGCGATCTTCCCGCCCCCCAGCACGTGCGACATGAGCACTCGGACGCGCATGATCGCTTACGCGATCTTCGCGCCGGTGCCGATCGCGAACGCCTCGGGCCGGAGCAGGGCTTCGTCGAACATCTGGAAGGTCGTGATGATGATCTGCCCCTTGGCCGCCTGGGTCACGATGTCCACGATGAACTCGAGGGCGCCCCAGAAGCCCCACTGCACCTGCGACCAGTCGCCGAAGAAGAGCCCGTGCTCGTCCGAGCCGGCCCCCAGGTTCTTGCGCACCTGCTTGGTGGCGTGCGCCTGGTAGCCGGCCATCTGGCCGTCGCGGAAGGTGCCGCTCCAGATGAAGTCCGAGCCCGCGGCCGAGGCCACGAGCGCCGTCTTCAACTTGCCGGCCATGAGCGGGGTGGTCATGTACCGCAGGGTGCCGACGTCGGCGTTGGCGTCGGAGATCGCCGAGCCCAGGCTCACGATCTTGGTGTAGTCCGGCACCCCTCCCATCGCCACCGCGGCGACGCCCGGGGTGTCGAAGATGCCGAGCGGCTCGCCGTCGGTGCCCTTGCCGTGGAGCGAGACGCGATCGGCCTCGAGCCCGTGCTGGGCGCCCAGGTTGTTCCGGATGCGGCCTTCGATGTCGAGGCTCGCCATGTTCACGAGCTGCCGCGGGAACGGCACCGTGCCGATCATGGTCTTGGGCGAGAGCAGCACGGTCCCGAAGGCCAGCTCGGAGCTGGCCGCCGCGCTCGCCGGGTTCTCCCCCATCCAGCGGATGGTGGGATCCCCGGTCTGCTTCGGGAACGGGACCGGACCGGTGAGGCCGGTGAGGATCTGGGCACCAGCCTGCGCCACCATGGCGCGGTTGCGCAGGATCTCGATGATCTCGCCCGGCCGGTCGAACACGAGCTCCGTGCCGCCGCCGGCCGAGCCCGTGCCCATGGTGCGCACCTGGCGTTCGGCGATCTCCTCGGGGGTGCGCGTGTCGATCGGCATGAGGAAGCCGCCGCGGCTCTGGTAGCTGGCCGGCAGCTGCTTCGAGAGCTCCTCGTGCAGCTCGGCCTCGACGCCGTCGTAGCGCCCGTTGCCGGCGGCGACCATCACGGCCTGGCGGACGGCGCGCGCGCAGCTGTAGCGCTTGCGGTCCTTGGCCGGCACGTTGCGCAGGGCCTCGGCCGCGGGTTGCGGCCGCACCGCGCTGGCCTTGGCGTTCAGGATGTCGAGCCCGATCTCCGCCAGGCTCTTGCCGCTCTCGATGAACTCGGCGGTGCGCGTCTGCAGACCGTGCTGCTCGCAGAGCCGGACGATCTCGACGGCGCGGCTCGAAGCCGAGGCGGTCGCGGCCGCGGCGCCGGCGGCCGCCGTGCCGGGGCCCTCGGTGCGGACCTCGACGATGGCGCTGGGCGCGGGCGCGGCAGGGGCAGCCGCGGTCGCGGCGGGCGGGGGATTCTGGTGGCGGTACTTCATCGTGTCCTCCACGGGTGACAGCTCGCCTTCGACCTCGACCTCGAACTGCTCGGTCTCCTGGGAGCGCTGCTCCACGGTCGCGTTGGGATCCGCCGGGAACAGCACGATCGAACCTTCGACCGGCTTCCAGCGGGTGACCAGGTACTCGTTCTTGTCGTCGGGCTTGTTGAGATCCGCCTTCTTGGTCTGCTTCATCGTGATCGGGATGTAGCCGGCCGAGACGTAGAGCGTGATCTGATCGTCCACGTTCTGCCGCGCTTCCTGGCCGCGCTGGCTGCGCGAGAAGCGCGCATCCAACACCAGCTCGCGCTCCTCGATGCGGGGGTTCTCGAGGACACCGACGTGGAGCCTGGGATCGAGCTTGTAGGGGTAGCCGCCGTGCTCGAGGAAGAACGGCATGCCGCCGCGCTTGGCGAAGCTGAGGTCCACGGCCTTGGGATCGAGGCTCAGGACCTCGATGCCGTAGTAGCGCTCGTAGGGCGTCTCGGTGGCGAGCACCACGCGGTAGACCGGGGTGGTGTCGGCGGCCTGGCCATCGGTGGCCGCGCGCGTCACGCGCGTGGCCTTGAGCTCCATCGTGCGGTACTGCTTCGCGAGCTTCATGGGGAGCACGATCCCCGAGGAGGAAGCCCGAGTCCATTACACTCTAAGTGTAATGTTTTTTCGGGCGACCCCCGGCGATACTGCCGCTCATGGACGCCCTGACGGCCCTCCCGAGCAGCTTCGCCGCGGGGACCACCGTGAAGTACACCCGCAACCTCGCCGACCGCCCGGCGAACGGCGGCTGGGCGCTCGAGCTGGTGATCTCGGGCCGCAGCCGGCTCGCGGTGAACGCCACGCCCTCGGGCGCCGACTTTGCGATCACGCTGCCCGCGACCGAGACCGCCAAGCTGGGCGCCGGGCTCTACCGCTGGGCCGAGCGCGCCTCCAAGGCGGGCGAGGTGTTCACCGTGGGCGAGGGCTCGGTCAACGTCACGCCCGACGTCGTGGCCGCCCCGGTGGGCGAGCTCCAGAGCCCGGACGAGAAGGAGCTAGAGCTGGTGATCGCGGCGATCGAGAAGCGGCTCCCGGCCGACCTCGAGGCCTTCCAGATCGCGGGCCGGTCGGTGAACAAGATCCCCATGGCCGAGCTCTGGAAGCGCCGCGCGGTGCTGGAGAGCCGGATCGCGCGCGCCAAGAACGGCGGCGAGCTCGGCCGCCGCCACCTGGTGAGCTTCCCGAGGGTGCCGTGAAGCGCAGACGCTCCCTCCCTGCCGGCCAGGTGCGGCCGCTGTCCCTCGGCCAGCGCCTGGCGCGCGGCTGGGATGCGCTGCTCGAGCTGATGAGCACGAGCGGCCAAGGGGCCTCGAGCTTCAAGGGCGCCGAGGTCTCGCGGCTGCGGCCGTGGGGCGCCGGCAACCGCGCCGCCGACCAGGAGATCCTCTGGGACCTCACGCTCCTGCGCGCCCGCGCGCGCGAGCTGCGCCGCAACAACCCCTACGTCGAGCAGTACGTGAGCCTGCTGCTCACGAACGTGCTCGGGCCCCCGGCGCCGGACCACCAGGCGCAGGTCCGCGACGGCCGGGGCGACCTGGACGAGGCGACCAACGACGTCATCGAGGAGGCCTGGCGGGACTGGTCCGAGGGCCCGGTGACGGCGGACGGCAAGATGGACCTGGCGGCGTTCCGCGATCTCCAGCTCGAGACCGCCGCGATCGAGGGCGAATCGTTCACCACGCCGCTCATCGGCGGCGAATATCGCCACGGCCTGGCGCTCGACTCGATCGACCCGGACCTGGTGGACGAGAAGATGTCCCGCGCCGCCGGCCGCGATGGCCCCGAGGTGCGGCTCGGGATCGAAGTCGACGCCCGCGGGCGGCCGCTCGGCTACCACGTCTGGGACCGGCCGGAGTACGCGCCCGGGAGCCGGAATCGCGGCCGCATCCGCTACGACGCGGCCGACGTCCTGCATCACTATCACCCGCGGCGCGCGCACCAGAGCCGTGGGGTCCCCTGGATCTGCTCTGCGATCATCGACCTGATGGACCTCGACGGCTTCGAGGAGGCCGTGATCGTGGGCGCGCGCGCAGGTGCGAACCAGCTCGGCTTCATCGAGTGGGCGGATCCCTCGTCGGGCGGCGGACCCTCGGACGATCGCAAGCCCGTGGAGATGGAGCTCGCCCCCGGCACGGCACGCGAGCTCGA